TGTAAAAGATTGGAAGAATAAACTAACTAATGAAGAAAAACAATTTCTCACAAACATATTTCGATTCTTTACTCAAGGCGATATCGATGTTGCCGGTGGTTATGTTAACAATTATCTTCCTTATTTTCCTCAGCCTGAGATACGGATGATGTTAATGGGCTTTGCAGCTCGTGAAGCATTACACATTGCAGCCTATTCGCATTTAATTGAGACATTGGGATTACCTGATACAACATACAATCAATTCATGGAATATCAGGCAATGAGAGATAAACATGATTATGTTATGGACTTGTCTGCACAGAATACAACCAAAGAAAATACGGCCACACACATTGCTGTGTTCTCCGCATTTACAGAAGGTATGCAGTTGTTTAGTTCATTCATTATGTTGTTGAATTTCCCACGCACAGGTAAAATGAAGGGCATGGGTCAAATCGTTACATGGTCTATTGTTGATGAAACTATGCACGCTGAGAATATGATTAAATTGTTCCGTACATACATAGAAGAAAATAAAGAGATTTGGAATGATGATCTAAAGTCTCGCATATATACTATCGCAGAGAAGATGGTTGAGTTAGAAGATAAATTCATTGACTTGGCATTTGAAATGGGTCCGATGGAAGGCCTATCAAATGAAGATGTTAAGAAATATATCAGATACATTGCTGATCGTAGATTGATTAGTCTTGGTCTAAAGGGTGTGTTTAAAGTTAAGAAAAATCCATTACCATGGGTTGAAGAAATGATTAATGCACCAACACACACCAATTTCTTTGAGAACAGAGCCACAGATTATGCCAAGGGTGCATTGAGTGGTAATTGGGAAGAAGTATGGGGTAAAGCAGCATGAAGAAAATTCTAATTTTATCGTTGATGTTGATTTCAATATCAGCATTAGCTCAACACCGTCATGGCCATTGGCACCATGGCGGTGGCAATCCATGGTTTTGGGTTGCACCAACTGTAATAGGTGGTGTAGTCGGCTATGAGATTGCAAGACAACAGCAACCTGTGGTAATACAACAAGTACCAACATGTGCATCACCTGGAATACGTTGTAGCTATGAGATACAACAGCCAATTCCGGTGCAACCAATTTGTTCAATATGGACTGAAGTGCAACATCCTGATGGGACAATAACTAGAACAAGAACCTGCACACAATAAGAAAGATAATATGAAGAAGTTTTTGATATTACTAGCACTATTCAGTAGTGCTGCCTTTGCCTGGGATCAACGGACACCCAATCCTGTAGATGCATGTAAAGTGCATAGCCCATACGGTTTTGCAGCCGTAAAAAGACCAGTACAAGCAATCTGCCGTGAAGCGTATTTGGTAGCATATGATGCACCAGTTAAGATTCCAGCATACGTTGCATATACATTAGAACCTGCAAAAGCACTTGGTTGCTTCCCACGCACTAATGCATTTGTTGCGGATCAATCACTAGGTGGTACAGGCGCAAGACCAGATGATTATGCTGGTACAGGATACGATAAGGGTCATGCCGCACCTGATGGTGATCTATCATGGTCAGCACAAGTGGAGTATGAATCTTTTTTAATGACAAATATGTATCCCCAAGCTGGATCTTTAAATCGGGGAATATGGAAATTATTAGAGACATCAATAAGGGGCTGGGTAGTGCAACTCAACCAACCTTTTACTATATACGTTGGCGCATTCTATGGCGCTGGTGATAAAGTGATTGGCAATGCAGTTTTAGTGCCACATGGATATTACAAAATTGTAATCAATAACAGTACAGGTGCAGTTGCAGGTTGGGTATTTCCACACGTTGCACCATATCCTAATCTAGGTAATGATTTAACTAAGTTCCGTAAACCTATTCCACAGATTGAAACTGAGGCAGGCATTAAGTTTGCATTCCCAGCCAATGCAAAAGAATTGCAACCAGGTCAAGAATGGCCAGTTGATTTCGGTAAACTGACTAACGCAAAACGTGCCAAGTGTGGCGCAAACACAACCGAATAATGGCTACGATACATCACACCTGCGAAGACTGTAATTCAGAGTTCACGATTAAATATGATCCTGAGGTCTGTGAGAGTGACCCATTACATTGCCCATTCTGCTCAGCATACATACTAGAACCAGAGGAGTATGATGATGAGGATGAATAGTGTGGCATTATAATGGTGTTGAATTTACAGAAGATTTAATAGATAAATCATTTGGGTTTGTATATTGCATCACAAACCTATCTAATGACCGAAAGTATATTGGTAAGAAACTCTTTACTAAATCAGGTCGCAAACAAACTAAAGGCAAAATCAAGAAAGTCCGTGTAACATCGGATTGGCTTGATTACTATGGATCAAACAAAGAACTACAGGAAGATGTAGTGAAGAACGGTGCAGATACATTTCACCGTGAAATACTTTACCTGTGTGCCACTAGGTCTGAATGCTCGTATAGAGAAACACAAGAGATATTCAGCAGAGGTGCCTTGTTGACTGAGGATTATTATAATTCCTGGGTCACCTGTAAGATACACAAGGCACATGTTCTAGGCAAATTTTAATATTAGAGGCGGCATACTAGTGAAAGTACTTAGTTTTTATTGCATTGCAACATAAATAAACTTGTGGTCATAAACCACTCATTCAAACATAATTTGGAGCAATCATGTTAAAGTTCTTACAAAGAATTTTTTATATTAATCAGCAATCACGGTTGGAATCATATCTTTCAACTAAGTCTATCACCGATGTTAGCCAACTAGAACACTACATGCGTGAGTATGAAAACCAAGCAAAGAAAGGATATCTATGAAAACCATTTTAACTAAAATTTATAAAGCATTTGAAGCTCTCGGTAGTTTCACTAAAAATTACCGAGAAACAAAATACGGTGCATTTCGCACCGGCAAATAACCCATCGTCTAAAGGAGATAACTATGTTCACACCAATTAACTATATCGAAACAATTCAAACAACAAAGAAATCAATCGTTGAGAAAGTCATTCTCGACAATGATTTAAACAAACTAGCTAAATCATACATTGATGCTGAAACAGAATTCACTAAAAATGTATTTCAAGCGTCTATGGATCTAGCAACATATTTTGCTGACTCATTGGTAAACTTCAAGTCACCTACTACAGCCAAAGCTAAGTAATCGATAAATATTCTTTGACTATGTGGTCGGAGAATATGAAGAACAAAACAATACCATCATCTAACTATATCAGACATTCAGTTAAAATAATGTCATGGCAACCTATTGTAAGAAACGGTTGGATTATCAAGTTTTCCGTCAATAAAGACGGATCAAGTATACTTCTAATCTTTACCTCTAATCATACCGGTCATACTATTATACGGCACTTCACCGAAGAGGATGAAGCAGTTAATTTTATAAATTATGTCATACAGCTAGATCCCGCTGAGTATATCTAACAATCCCGCTTCGGCGGGATTTTTTATTGGTATAAGTACATTATTGCCACTATAATAGTAAAAAGGGTGATATAATGATTGATATCAGTACAACAGCCAATGTATCGTATAAGACTTCATCATGGACAAGTGAGAAACAATTTAAACCAGATCCGATATATAAACGTAGAGAGTTCAGGCAAGATCCTGAGTATCCTCAATATAAGTTTATACCATCTGAGTTGACGAAAGCGAATACAAAATGAAAATAGGATTTACCTGTTCTACCTTTGACCTGTTTCATGCTGGGCATATAATGATGCTCAAAGAGGCGAGAACACAATGTGATTATCTAATTGTCGGTATGCAAACTGACCCCACCATCGATAGAGATTGGAAGAATAAGCCGGTACAGTCTGTTTTTGAAAGGTTTACCCAGTTACAGGCTTGCAAATATGTTGACGAAGTGATACCATATGCTACTGAGAAAGAGTTAATCGATATATTATGCTCATATACAATAGATGTTCGCATCATTGGGGAAGAGTATAAAGACCAACAATTTACAGGATATGAGTTGCCAATGGCAGTATATTTCAATACAAGACGGCATAGTTTTTCTACAACAGAATTGAGAAACCGTGTTGTTGAAGCAAAAGGGATTAAAATTCAATGAGCAAACCGGCGGATAAAGAAAAACACAGTAAGCGTCTATACAATGACGCTGTTAAGATTGATAGACAGGTTGCTATTGCCAAGGCACATGGTCTTGTTGCGAATAATCCACATGCCTTTGGTAAAATGCATGCTACTAATTGTGGCATTCCTAATTGTGTGATGTGTGGTAATCCACGCAAGATTTGGGGTGAGAAGACAATGCAAGAACGAAAG